CGCTGACTGGTGTACGCACTGGTCTGCGAACAGGTCTTGCTCAAGGAGCTGCGGTTCGTTCGCCCGCTCGCGTTGTTGCGTCGTCTGGTCAGCTTGCCCGCCGAAAGGTTCGCGCAGGTCAGACAAAAGGTGGATCTAAAACAGGTATGGGCTACGGCTCTAAATTGTAGTTATGTTTACAAAAAAAGGCTCATACGATGCTTTTGGTATTACCGACAAAGAAGACTTTCGGCGGTTTTACGACAAAGGCGGCTATGCTAGACGAAAACCTTTTGTTGGCATCGTAACCGCAATGAAAGATTACAAGGAGTATAGCAGTAAAGAAGGTGCAGCCAGAGCGCAAGAGAAAAAGGCTTATATAGAGAATCGTAAATCATCTTCAGAAGCTAAGCGTAAGAAAATTAAGACGTCTCAGCAGAAGAAGAAAGAAGCTCAGGACGCTCGCAAAAAGCAGGCTAGTGTAAAAGCTCGTTCAGGCGCGAAAGGGTATGTTTAACAATGAGCAAAAATAATCTGGGGATACTTAACCCATCAAAAAAGGATGCAAATAAGCTTCATCGCATTATGTCGGTGAATCGTGGTAAGTATCCAAAGGGGGTTTTAGGACTTTTGGCTGTAGGTAAGGACTTCAACTTAATGAAGGACTATGTGTCAGATGCACCATTACATAATAAAGATGTAGCGCAACAAAGACGGAAAGCAGCTTCAGAAGCTAAGCGTAAGAAGATTAAGACGTCTCAGCAGAAGAAGAAAGAGTCTCAGGATACTCGCAAGAGACAGGCTAGTGTAAAAGCTCGTTCAGGCGCGAAAGGGTATGTTTAATTTTTAATGAATGATTTACGCCAGAGATACGAGGAGTTAAAGTTACTGCGGTCAAATCTCGACCACATGTTTCAAGACTCTCAGCGGTATGTGCGTCCGAACTCAAACGAGTTTGACCATCACCACACAACTCGAAAAGAAGATGACTCGCGCGAGATCTTTGACGACACTGCCGTCTGGTGTAATCAGATGTTTGCTAATGGTTTGGCTTCGAACATGATTCCGAAGTCAGATCGTTGGATGTATCTGCGAGCAAAGGATGTACCCACAGCTCAGTTAAACCCACAAGAGCTGTCCTATCTGCAACAAGTCTCTGATCGTATTATGCATGAGCTGGCACTCCCTGAGTCCCAGTTCTATTCAGCATCACACGAGTGCTTCCTAGATATCGGCGCGTACGGCACATCACCTGTTCAGGTATCATATCAGGATGGTGTGGTAAACTTCCGCACTCGTCCGTTGGCTGATACATTTTTTGATGTTAATGCGCACGGACGTGTAGACACTGTTTTTTATCGTTGTTATAAGACTGCGCGCCAGTTACTGCAGATGTTTCCGCAGGTTGCGGATATGCAGGGCTTCGACAAGAATCGTGGTGTTAACTCTAAGTATGAACTTATCTATACGATTCAGCCTAGCACAGACAAGCGAGCTAAGAAGGGTGGTCGTGTAGGACCCGAGCGTCCATATACGGTTACTTACTGGTGTCCGTCGTTTAAAGAGCCACTAAAGGTAGACGGCTCAAGTTATTTTACATTCTTAGTACCTCGGTGGTCTAAGTTAGCGGATGAGGTGTACGGACGTGGACCAGCATTCACATGCTTGTCTCAGATCCGTGTGCTCAATAAGATGGTCAAGGAAGTCTTGATTTCATCCGAGTATTTGAATTTCCCAACACTGACAGCCGAAGAGGACAGCATTATGCTGCCTATGAAGTACGGCTCACGTCAGGTTGTATTCCATGAGGCAGGTAGTGAGAAGCCTGCTCCAATTATGGCAGGCAACCAACCACAGTACATGATGGACATGATCAGCATGTATCGTGATACGATTAATCGATCATTCTTTGTTGACCAAATTATTCGGCAGGAGAAGAAGGAGCGTCAGAGTGTAACTGAGATTCAGGACACTCGCGGTCAGATGCTGAACCAGCTGGCTCCGCTTATCAACCGCATGGAGTCTGAGTATATTGGACCCGCGATTGAGATTACATATGAGATGTTGGAGCGTGCTGGTGAACTACCAGAAGCACCTGCTTCGATGAATGGTGTTGAGCTTGAGATTGCGTATGCAAGCCCTGCAGCCCAGTCTCAGTATTCTACACGACTTTCTGACATGAGCGCATTTATGCGTGATATTGCTCCACTTGCACAGGTTAAGCCTGAGCTTATGGAGGCACTTAATGAGCGTCAATTATTTGAGGATTACGCACGTTATCGTAACGTAACTCCATCTGTAATTCGTTCGGAAGAAGAACTACAACAAATGAAACAAGGAGCTGCCGAGCAACAACAGATGATGCAGGCAGCACAAGCTGCTCCACAAATTGGGGGCGCAATGAAAGATATTGCTCAGGCTAAGTCGATTGACCCAGAAGGGGTTGGTCAGCTTCTAAATATATAATATGAATCTACATTTGATGAACCTTAAGCGGCTTCGTAAGAAAGCTCAGCTTAGGGAGGATTTGACTCAGATACTCAACACCCCAGAGGGTAAGCGGTTTTTTGCTGTGCTGCTGCGAGAGTGTCATGTAACCAAGCCAGTATTTCACAGTGAGGAGTCCAAGCTTCGTGAGAGTGAGGGGCGTCGTCGTTTGGCAATGAGTTTTTTGAATCTACTAGCGGAGGATGATCCTCAGCAGTTAATAAGTAAAATAGAACAGGAAAACCAAAACGATGAGTGAAGAAACTACAGAAGGTTTGGGTAGCGGGTTAACAGAGACACCCGTCCAGACTGAGAGTAACGTCACAGAGTCTGCACCTAGTGTGGATTTTGGTAGCGAAGATATGTATCGGCAGTTTGTCGAAACACTACCAGAGGATGTACGCGGTGCAAAAGCACTACAAGAGACAAAAGATTTTACATCTCTTGCTAACCAGATGTTAAATGCTCAAAGTGCTTTGGGTAAGAAACGTCTTGAATCACCACAGGAAGACTGGGGTGATGATCAATGGGAGGAGTTTTATGGAAACTTACGCCCAGAGAATGATGAGTACTCGGTTCCTGAAGAGATTCAGTTACCAGAAGCCTTTGATGGTGTCGAAGCTCCTAACTTCGACGACGACACAGTTCAAGAGCTTGTGGACTTTGCAGGTGAGCTTGGACTAACTCAGCGTCAATTTGATCAGCTATACAGTCGCTACGGTCAGATGTATGCCGAAGGCAATCAAAATGTCACGCAGCATCAAGCTGGTACTCTAAAAGAGTTTAAGACAGCTCTTCAGGCAGAGTGGAAGGATGACTTCGACGTCAATATGAAGAGTAGCACCGAGGCATTCAACACGTTATCTCAGGAGATCCCTGAGCTTAATGAATTGATTAGTGATCCGATTGTAGCTAATCACCCAGCAACAATGAAGTTGTTTCATAAGTTGTCTCAGACTATGGGTGATACATTACCGCCGTCAGGTAGCAACGTACCATCTGCTTTTGGTAGTGGTTCAGTTCAGGGTATTCGTGCGCAGATTCAGGATTTGGATGCATCAAATTCTGAGCTAATCTTGTCAAACCCTTCGTCGCTGCCGATGGCTGACCGATCAAAACGTCAGCAAATCCTTGACAAACGTGCACAGCTTTATGCTCAGCTGTACGGAGAGGGTTAAAAGTACTTGACAACACCAATTCACTGGGCTATCTAGGACATACTGGGTAGCCCTTTTTTGGGTCCAGAGACAGCTTTGGAAAGCCGTTAGTCACGTTATAACTAGAAGAGTCCGTAAGGGTAGCTCGTCGAAAAACAAACTATCTTAAATTAACTTCTAATTATTATATATTATGGCATTATCAGCAGTAGGTTCGCAGGGCTACTCCACAGGAAGTGGTTCTGCTAACGATTTCATTGAAAAAGCATACGTTGCAGCTTTCCGTGAAGGTTTTGAACAGGCGTTCCAACAAACCGAATCGAAGCTTCAGCCGTATTTCGAACAGGAAACACAGAACGAAGAGTATCAGTACTTCGACCGTATCGGCAAAGCCGAGGACATGGCGGAAGATACTTCTCGTTTTGGTACTAACCCCAATAGCGACATTAATCACGATCGTCGTCGCATCGGTCTTAAGGACTACGAACTCGGTAAGTATATCGACGAGAAGGATCTTAAGCGTGTGATTACTGATCCAATGAATGCTTACACCCAAGCACTTCTTGCTTCGGGTAAGCGTAAGATTGATGACATCATTATCGACAAGTTCTTTGGCGATGCGTACACTGGTAAGAGTGGCAGCACGGCAGTTAGCTACGCAGTAGCATCTACCGCTGAAAACGCTACAGGTATTACCGTCGGTGCTCTCTCTGCTGGAGATATCACAACTGGAGCTGGCTACACTGTTGCATCAGGCAATAAGGAAGGTTTCTCAGTTGGTGGTAACTACGGCACAGCAAGCTCTGGTCTGACACTTGAGAAGCTTCGTGCAGCACGTACAACCATGCTGAAGCTTCACTCAATCGACCAAGATGACATCGTTAACTGCTTTGTTACTGCAAAACAGATTGATGATCTTCTGGGTATTGATGAAGTGGTCAGCTCTGACTACGCTGTACGCAAGTCGCTTGTTGAAGGTACTGTAACAACCTTCCTCGGGTTCCGTTTCATCCACTGTGAGCGTCTACCGCTTTCAACTGGTACTGACGGTGACGAGCGTCGTGTTATTGTTGCATCACCTAAAGCACTTAAGATGTCTGTTGGTACAGGACTTAAGGGCGACATGTGGCGCGATCCTTCCAAGAAAAACATCCCTTACATCTACTTTAAGCTCTGTGCAGATGCTTCTCGTATGTGGGGTGAAGTTGCTGGAGAGATCCGTTGTAACGAATCCTAATCTTAACCGTAGCCTCCCCTGTAAATTCGGGGGAGGCTACTCCCTTTTTTTATATGTCAACTACGCCTACAAAGCTGAACATAATGAATGCTGCTCTACGTAAAGTAGGCAGTTATTTTCTGGACGAGAACGACACTACAAGCACAACGTACCAGATTGCTAATCAGGCGTATCTTGACGCAATTTTAGAAATTTTCTCTGAAAACAGGTTTAGCTACAATACCCGAAAAGTTGAGTTATCGGCTGTTAATGTAAACCCAATTACTAATCGACCGTACGAGAATTATTTTGAACTACCCTCTAGTTTTAATACACTATACTATTTAGAGCACCCAACACAACATTATAAGATTTCTGACTATGTTATTGAGCAGGGTACTCTGTATGCAAATGAAGACAGTGTTAACTTGTACTTTACGTTTGTCCCAGACTTAGAGGAATACGCAGTATCTATACCACCATTCTTAAACCGTGTCATTGTATTGCATATAGCCCAAGCTTTAAGTATTGAGCTATCAGGCTCTGAAAATCGACACGAGATA